CGTTCTGTTTGAGTTAAACGAACAAAGTCATATATGAACGTTTCAACAACAGGCCAATCAGAATCTTTAAAATACTTGACCACGCCACCTGGAGTTCGCCTTTTGAGTCCTTGGGAAGAAAACCTTCGTGTATCCTCAAGATTCGGATTTGGCAAATCAACACTATAAGGACTGTATGAAATATTGAAGCTCAATTTAGCCGTAACCTTCCTCTGCGAATTTCTCGACGCAGACCTTTTCCGATTGAAATTACATCAACTTTACTCGCATCCTGTGGGTGTAAATGAATATCTCCGACACTATATTGAACAGGCGCGCCACCATTAGCAAATCTCTGAATCCCTGCATTCATTGCCGTTAATGTACTATAAAAACGTCTTGATGCTCCTGGATTCATTACTGTTTCATTTGGAGCCAGACGAGCAATTTGTGTATCTATCCCATGGCCACCGGCTTGTCTCGATGGTGGCGGTGCTAAGCCTCCTACAATAGCCGGTAATAAATTTGCAAGCCTTCCAGTTTGAATCCCAAGTTCTTTTTGCAATGCAATGGCCTCTCTAATCAAATTAATATATTCCTGCTCAAGTTCGATTTTCCGAATCTGAAATTTTTCATTCCGTTTAAGGATATTAAATTCTTCTGTGGATTTAAGTCGTAAGATTTTTTGTTCAGTTGCTAATCTTAAATTTGCTTGAGCAAGTTGCAAGGATTCAGCAGTAAATCCTTCGGCTCCCAAAGCAGAAGCAATTTTAAGTAATTCTCTTAATCCATGCTTTTGTCCTCTTAATGCAGCTTCAAGAACAGATGCATCTTCAATATCCAAAAGTTCTAATTGTTGTTCCGCAAGAGAAGTTGTTAAGTCAATAGCCTTTTTCCGAAGAAGCTCTAATCTTTTTAATTTTTGTTCTTCTTGTTTCTTTTCTTCATCAGCAAATCTTGAAAGGGCTTCACGTGATGCAAATTGTTTTTTTAATTGATTTTCAATAAAACGACCACCATCAGCAATACGCTTTTGGCCTTGCTCCATTGTATCACTAATAGCAACAGCTTGCATTGTTAAAGACTGAATAAACTGTGACCAATATTCAAATTCTTTTTCCTGACCTCGGATAGCTGAGATTCTTGCTTTTTCTTGAGCAGTAATCAAAGCAGCTTGAACAAAAGCAAATTTAGCAGCTTTTGTTGGCTCTATTCCTGTATCGGCTCCAGATATACGACGTTCGATAACAGCTTGATCAATCGTACTACGAAGACCTCTGGCAAAATCTGCTGTATTTATAAGAGTATCTAATCTTTTAATTTCATTTCTAATCTCACGAATTCGTTTGCCAATAGCCTTTGCTGTTGCAGAACCAACTGATTTGACGAAATCTGTATATCTTTTATAAGCTTTTTCTTCTGCTTTAAGAGATAATTCAGTAACAGAGATTCTTGATGCAAGTTGTTGAAAAACAGCTCTGTTAGCATCTTTTATTGCTTTAATTTGGACATCACGTTCTTTATTAATTTGTTTAATTCGTTCTCTATGCCAATTTTCTTGATTTTCTAATGTAGCTGTATTTATCTGATCAATACGTTTTTGCCATAGCTCAAAAAATATTTGAAGACCAACAGCAAATCCAAGAACACCACCAAAACGAGAAAGGATTAACCATGCTCTTTGAGATGTTGCAATAAATGTGATAAAAGCTTTAGTTGCAAGAAGAATTGTAGGAATAAGCAACGATCCCATAGTCCTTGTAAAAATTCTAACAGCAGAAGTTAATCCAGCAAATCCACCACTAATTACATCGATATTTCTAAGAAAACGATCACCAAGTTCAAGAAAGAAATTACTAATTTTATTAAGTTCAATTTCAAGTCGTTTACCAGTATTCTCTGTGACAATAGCAGTTCTCTCATTATAAGTTTCAGTTGACTTAATAATTTCTTCAAGATTTTCTTGATAACGCACAAGACCTCGGCCTGCGAATAACATAGCACCAGTGATTGCTCGAATACGTCCAAACAATTCACCAAGTTCCGTGGATGATCCCTGTGATGCTTCTTCAATCTTAGCAAGTACACCGGCAAAGGTAAAAGTTTGAATAGCTGCTTCACCGGATACCACACCCCATTCAGCAAACAACCGCTTCATGGCGTCAGTTGGTCTAATAAGTTTTAAAAGAACATTTCTAATAAGGGTAGCTGCTTCGTTGTATTTCAAACCTTGAATAGTTGCAGAGGAAATTGCAGCTTGAAGTTCATTAAGTTCAATTCCAAGCTTTTCAGCAGGAACAGCAATACGGCCAAAGGTATTAGCCATTTCCGCTGCACGAACGCGACCAAGTTCAATTGTCTTAAAGAATGATGCTGCAACTGCTTCGGTATCATCAACAGTAAGATTGAAAGCATTCAAAGTAGCAGTAAGTAGATTTACAGAATCAGCAGTACTTGCAACAGTTGTAACAGCAAACTGGCTTGCTTCTGTCATAAACTGCAAGGCTTCAGTGCCTTCTGCTATTTGATTCGAAAGTGCTTGATAAGCACCTTCAACAGTATCGAGTATAGGTAATCCCCAAGCATCCGAAACAGCAATCAATCCTTTGCGCCATTCTTCAAAGATCAAAGGCTGATTCTGCGAAATTGTTTGAACTTCCGCAATTCGTTTTTCAAGTTCAATGGTTGCCATAATACCATCACGAACTTGCCTAACAAAAAGTGAAACAGCTTGATGAAATAATTGAACAGCAAGCAAACGAATAAAACTTTTCCAGGAGATCGTTAATTCATCTACACCCCTTTTCATGTGACCCAGATCACGTCTGGTAACACTTATTCTTTTATTAGCTTTAACAAAAGCAGCGGCTTCTGCATCCGCTTGCTTTCTAAAAGCTGCTGCTGTCTTTTTGGCTTGAGTTCCGAGTGCAACCTGTGCTTTTTGAATTTTTATTAATTGATCACGAACACGACGTTGCGCGCCCGTATATGCAACAATCTCTCCGCGCGCCAACTCACCCCACATCTTTTTAATTTGAGCATGAGATACTCTGTGTTGTTTTTGAAGTTCTTTAAGACGAGAGATAGAAGTCTTATAATCAAAGACCTCTCCAAAAGTTGCGCCACGTCGCTGAAATTCTCTTTTAGTAAGACCCTTCTGAATAAAGTCAGAAGACAACTTAACTTGCTTAGACTGCTGTGCAGCCTGCTTCTTCATTTCTGCAGTTGTTCGAGCGGTCTGTCTGGCTACAGCTTTTTGCTGATTTACCAAATCACGATATGAAGTATTGAGTTTCTTATTTTCAGTAGCAAGACGAGTAAGAGCCTTCGTTTGGGCATCAATCTTCTTTGTGAGAGCATCAGCTCCTTTATTTGCTTGAATCTGAGCTGTGGCTACTTGGTTCCAACCCTTAATGATCTTACTCATTTCTTTAAGGATTGAAGTAAAATCAGCAGTTGCTTTGATGTTTTTTTCAGTTGGCATTATCTCTGTCCCGCCTTCTGTTTAAGATTGAGGGCATCCACCATTTCAGCATAAGGAAATCGATTATCAAATTCTTGATTAATATAAGCAATCATAGCTTCAAAACCAAAATTTAAACTCTGCCATGAAGGTTCCCACAATGCAAACTGGTAGACTTTAGTATTAAAAGTAAAGATCATCCTTGGTCTTTGAACTGTTCCAAATTTAAGCACATAAGCATTTTGTCCTGCTTTAATACCTTCATCTATTGATCTTTTACGAGAACGATAATAACGCCCCGTCATAGTAGTAAAACCAGTTCTTGAACTACGCTTTACTCTGGCTCTAACTTCCGCCAATACACCGGTGCCAACTTGTTGGGCAACTGGCTGTAGTGTTCCGCCAGTCATACCGGTATCAACACCGATGTATCGAACAGTAGTCTTGACAAAGACGCGAACTGCTCCCTTCATAAGCAAGATCATTTGCTTATGTTGAGTCTTATTGAATTTACCGATAGCTGCTTTGATACCAGTAATATCAACGTTTCCGTACTGGATGACTGCTTTTTGTGCCATGCGTTGCCTTTAGAATCATTGCTTCGTGTTCAGCTTTCTCGATTTGACGAATCTGATCATAAGCAATTACCTGCGCTTGGAACCAAGGATGCATTTCATCCCATTCTTTTACAACCCCAGGCGGTAGGATAAACCATCGTTCACATGCTCGCCATATCGCGTATTTCTCTGTGCGATACTTTGGTATTATGAACTTTCTTGAGCCTCCTGGGGAGTGGCTAAAAAACTTTTCGTTGCAGCGTCAATCTTACTTTGATCAAGACCCTGCACTTCTGAATACACTTGAAGAAGTTTGAGTCTTTCAGCTTCTGTCAAACCTGCTTCAAGCAATTCTTCACCATAATTTTCCCATGTATCTGGATCATTCATATCCACAGTTTCCCATTCGAGATCATCTGTGGCTTCAATTGATTTCAGATACATGTAGTGTGTTTTTTTCATAGCCCAATCATCAAGTGCTTCACGATATTCTTTACTTTCAATATCAAGAACACGATTGCCACCCGGCTTTAATATTTCTTTTGGCTCAGGAATTGGACATAATTTATCAAAATTGTCCATTTCTAATACAGCAGCAAATTTAAAAATTAAATTTTCACCTTGTTGTCTTGGTAGGACAACAACTCTTTCCTGTGGGCCTTCTAATTTTTTCCCTTTAAGTTTCATTTTTCCTCCAACCCTATTTATACCCCAATAGGTAAGGTAGAAGGGGCGGATTAACTCCGCCCCTATTTGGATGATTCCTAAAATCACGGCTTATTGAGCAGTCCTTACAGCCGTGGCCTTTGTCACATTACAACGTCCAGAACAACTGATGGTTCCCTCGCGAAGATCGTGGTCAAGGGTCTCATAGCGGAAATCATTGAACGTAATGACTTCACCATCGCCACAAGTGTCCGGTACAGGCAGATACTCAATTTCAATATCAACTGCATACGGACGACAAGCATCCGAGTCAGTTGATACCCAATCGTCTGCCTCACCAGTTCCCTTTAACGCTTCTTCCACCGTTGGAACGCTACCGCCGGTTGCACCAACAATATATTCCCATTGGAAGTCGAAGTTGAGATCAAGCGGTACCTGATCCCCTTCACGAACATCATCGAGAAGACCACGATCGAGAATATATTCAATCGTTTTGTTCTCGGAGTAAGTTAAATTTCCTTCACCGATCTTGACCTCAATGCTCTCTTGAACTGCTGTCAAAGCAATCTTGAGATAGTCAGCAGCCAGAGCGTCAGGATCACCGTCACCAGGAAGCTTGATGTACATGGTACTTGCGCCAAGGGTATCTTGGTCACCCCACGCCCACTCATTCTCGACGAGAGAGCCAAGTGACCCTTCTTGCAATGTAATGTCAACACCACCAAGCTCAACGTGCACAGGTTTGGACGTCATGGCGGCTCCAGTGTAATATGCTTCACCTGGAGTCGT